GCCTCTTCGGTCTCAGACTCCTCCGCCTCTTCATCTACGGAATCGACGAGCTGTCCGACGATGGCGTAAACCGCCGTCTTCTGCTCCTCTGTCATCCCTTCGAAGATCTCCCCGAGTGTCGGGTCATCCTCGTCGCCCTCAGCCTCATCGGCATCCGGCTCCTCCTCAGCGTGCTCGANGAGACGAAGTCCAGCTGTGCATCGGTGTAGATGACAGCCTCGATCTCATCGCCGTCGTCACCATGCTCGATTGAGACCTGGTCGATGAGGGCACCAGGGTTGGCGCCGCGGAGCACCAGGCTCACCTCGACGAGCTCGCCGTGGACAACGTCATTGCCCTTAGCGCGAACGTGGGTGGCGTAGATACTCATTGCCTTAATGTCGCCGTTCTTGACCATCTCTCGAGCGGTCCGGCCACGATCGGTGTTGTTCAGATGGGCGTAGGCGTAGACCCCATCCTCTCGGACCTCCAGGTCGGCGTGCCCGAGGACGTTCTCGACGTCTCCGTGCTTGTGCTGCCAGACCAGAGGCACGGTCTTCCCATCGTACGCCGCGAATGCCCCGTGCCGGATGATCTTGTTGTCCGAGCACCGAACATCATTCTTCGTGGCGTAGCCAGAGAAATCGCACTTAACTGCCATTTTGACTACTCTCCATCAGTTCGGAAATTGGTACCTCCGATGCGGGGGTCTCGTCGACCGGCTCTTCGCCAGGCGGCTGTTCCTCGCCCATCGGATTGATGTTGGAGTTCACCAACTGGTTCGCTGTCTCGTCTTCGGACTGGGCCCAGCCGAACTTCGGGCGAAGCTCATTGGCCGTACCAATCTCATTGCGCTTGACAGAGTCGACCAGTTTGGACATCTCCTCCAGCGGGACATTAAGGAACGGATCCTCGATCGCCATGATCCGCTGACGCTGCGTTCGGGCAGTCTTGGTGAGGAAGGTCCGGGTGATAGCGTCCGTGATCGCCTTCAGAACTGGACGAACCGTTCGGTTCTGGTAGTTCAGCATCTGTCGAGCATCGGCCTTGCCGGTGAAGACATCCTCAGTCATTCCGAGCTGGTTGTACAGCTGGGTAGTGAGCCACTGGATCTGACTCATGAGGTTATTCTCGGACGGTCGGTTCAGCTGAGTGATTCGCTCGGCACCATCGGTGTAAGCGATACCGTACTGAGACCCTGCGAGCTGTTCCTCAATCGCCTTACGGCGTGCCTCGGCCTGCTGCTTCTTGAGCTCAGTCTTGACGACGTACGGAAGCTGAATGATAATGTCAAGCTTACCTGATCCAGACTGCTTGTCAATGGCGTCGAGTAGATGCAGCTTCTGAGTAAGTCGCTGAAGAGTCGAGCTAGGGGCGTTCATCACACTGTACAGAGGATTCTGCACAATAGCGACGAATTCCTTGTCGAGCGTCAGCTGCTCTCGCTGTCCAGTTTGATCGTTGTAGACCTCAACCCGGACGTGGCGAGGATACCAGTTCAGGATCGTTCCGATGCGCATCGACTTGACGTCGTATCCCTGGGTCATGTCAGGACTCACGTCAGTATCAACAGGGACGATCGCCACAGCGCCTTCCTCGAACAGAGTCAGGACAAGATCCTGGAAGAATCCCTGTCCGGTCTGGTCGATATTGGCACTCAGAGACAGACAGTCATCCAAGTAGCTACGGTAGTAGCTCTTGAGGTTGCCGTTCTCGTCAGTCTTGACATGTCGGATTGGTACATTCGATACATCGATAGCAATCTGGTTGTAGATGCTAGTGACAATCGTCTGATCCCCGACGACAGGCCGGTAGTTCAGGTTCGGATTTCCAAACGTCCACGATCCATACTCGGGTGTGAAGTTCTTCTTGTCCGGAGACCTAGTGAATGCATTCCAGGCGTGGCTCAATCGGTCGGTTAAACCCATTTCACCTCCTTGCTCATTCGAATGCCTCCTTGTTGATCTTGTATGCCACGAAGGCATCCATCAGAGCAGCTACTGAGTCAATCTTCTCTTCCGAGCGCTTCTTCAGCAGCTTTCGGTTACCGTTGGTATCCTCAAGAGTGACACAGTTTCCCATGGTGAAAGACATGAGTTCCTGGTCGAAGATGAGGAGTCGCTCCGCAGCCAGCTTCTTCAGTTCCCCGAGGGGGACCGATTCTGTCCTGGCTCCCTGAATGACCTTCTCAATACCATACGGGCCGTTCTCCTGCTCCCACCTGGTTACGAACTCCTTGGCGTTGTACGGGTCGAACCCAAATGCCGAGACATCGTACTTCTGTTCATCGATGTACTGGTCTAGATCTTCAT